CATACATATATTGGGGCATCTGTACAATAAGGTTGATTATGATACCGGCATAGACTGGTGTATTGACATTCTAAGTGGCTGCGATGCAATCGTAATGTGCAACGGCTGGGAGAACTCAATCGGGTGCAACTTGGAATTAGCTTATGCTAAGGATCATAACATAAAAGTCATCCACATCAATGAATTAAAAGCAGCTAAATCAATTAGATTAGCCGTTGATGCAGGCATGAATAAAGGAGTAGCCGCCTTTTTTGGATTTGCAATGCTGCAAGCACTAAATAAGAAAGCAAAGGAGGACCTACAACGTGAACGTGCTAAATCAGTTAATTGAGTCCCGATTTGCAATTTATAATGGCGACTCAGTAGAAGTGCTGAAAGGGCTACCTGATGATAGCGTTCATTACTCCATATTTAGCCCGCCATTTAGTAGTTTGTATGTCTACTCTAATTCTGATAGGGATATGGGCAACTCATCTACTGATAGCGAGTTTTGGCAGCACTTCAAGTATTTAATTGCTGAATTACATCGTGTAATAATGCCTGGGCGATTAGTATCGGTCCATTGTATGGACTTACCTCTCACGAAATCCAGGGACGGTGTTATCGGAATGAAAGACTTTCCTGGTGACATTATTCGAGCCTTTCAGGATGCCGGATTTGTGATGCATTCCCGAGTCACAATTTGGAAAGACCCTCTCATTGAGGCTACTCGGACAAAGGCGCTAGGGCTTTTACACAAACAAATTGTAAAAGATTCTGCCATGTGCCGTATGGGGGCGCCTGATTACATCGTGACGTTGCGTAAACCTGGTGACAATCCAGAACCTATTGCACATCCGGAAGGGTTTACCCAGTTTTTCGGTCAAGAGGAACCTGAGGGAATCAAAGGAATTGAACGTCCTGCGCCTGATCCAGATTTGTTTGATAAAAAGCAAAAATACAATACGGAGCCTATGTATAGCCATCAAGTATGGCGCCGATATGCTAATCCTGTATGGGCCGATATCCGCCAAACGCATACGCTGAATTATAAAGCAGCTCGTGACAATAAGGACGAACGTCATATTTGCCCGCTGCAGCTAGATACTGTGGCTCGATGTATAGAACTGTGGAGTAATCCGAATGATATTGTACTTGATCCGTTTGCCGGTATCGGTACTGTACCAGTTATGGCACTTCGTATGGGTCGTAGGGCTTTAGGATTTGAGTTAAAAGAATCGTATTACAACCAATCAATTATTAATATTCAGGAGGAGTTAAACAATGATTAAAGTTGAAGTTCAAGGAGTTAATGTACTAGATGTATATAACCAGCTAAAAGCTGTGTTAAATCAATTCAAAAGTTTTGTAGATCACGACAGAGCAATGGATGATAAAGCCCCTGGCATAGTGGACACAGTAGTATCTACCGTAGCGACACCGTCCGTGTGCGTATCTAATCTTACACCACAAGATACGAATCAAGGTGTGCCTACTACAACAGTAGCGGTGCAACCAAACTCCGTATCCATGACGGCTCCTAATGCGGCTGTACAAGTTACTCCTACTCAAGTATCCGTTACAGCACCAACTGTCAACGTGGCAACTGATACCCCGGTACAAACAGTTACCGCACCTGTGCAAACACCTGTTACCGCTCCGGTATCTCAAGAAGTTAAAAAGTATACATTGCCTGAAATTCAAGCAGCGCTTGCACCATTACTTGACGCAGGGAAAGCTGTAGAACTGCAACAATTAATGGCACAATTCGGTGTTCAATACTTGGGTGAAGTACCTGAGAACAGATACCCCGAATTAGTAAATGCGATTAGAGGATTGGGGGCAAGAATCTAATGGCACCTCGATCACATGCATTATTAAACGCATCGGGGTCGCACCGGTGGCTGCATTGTACAGCCGCCCCTCTCTTAGAGGAAAACTTTCCCGATAGCACATCTGTATATGCAAAGGAAGGAACCCTGGCACACGAACTGTGTGAGTTAAAACTACAGAAGTATACCACGGCCATGGCTAAATCCACATACACTCGCAAGTTCAACAAAATCAAAAAGGATGAATTGTGGCAACCAGAAATGGACGATACCTCGGAAACATACCTTGAATATGTCAAAGGTGTTATGTTAGGTTGCACGGCAACTCCAGTAGTAGCCATTGAAAAACGCGTTGATTTTAGTCGTTATGTACCCGATGGATTCGGCACGGCTGACTGTATTATTCTATCCGGCGACACCTTGCACATCGTTGATTATAAGCACGGAAAAGGGGTAGTCGTTGATGCGGAACACAATCCGCAAATGATGCTATACGCCCTCGGTGCGATTGATGCGTATAGATTACTCTATATGTTCAATACGGTCAAAATGACTATCGTGCAGCCCCGTGTTAATAATATCAGCGAATGGGAAATCCCTACAGCAGAATTACTGGATTGGGGTAATACATTTGTCAAACCTCGCGCAGATGAGGCTATGTCTGGTAACGGTAAATTTGAACCCGGTGACTGGTGTAGATTCTGCAGGGCAAAACAACAGTGCAAAGCCCGATATGAGGCAAACGACTCATTGCACAGTGCGCTAGTTGCTAATCATGATCCTCGGCTTATCTCGATGACAGAACTCGGTGAATACCTTCGTCGAGGGAAAGACGTCGCTGCTTGGCTTGAAGATATGAAAGACTACGCGCTCACTGAATCTCTTAATGGAGTGACAGTCCCGGGCTGGAAAGCCGTAGAGGGTCGTGGTAGTCGAGCTTTCCAAGACACCGATGCTGCTATAGATACTTTAATCAAAGCTGGCATCGATGAAAGCATTCTGTATGAACGTAAGACATTAACATTGGCACAGATGGAAAAGACCATCGGTAAAACCCAATTTAATGATATGGTAGGCGACATGATAGTTAAGAAAGCAGGCAAGCCTACCCTAGTTGAGGAATCCGATAAGCGCCCTCGGATTACCAATCAACCTACTGCGGCGCAAATATTTAATGTATCTAATGATAATAATGGAGGTAATTAATTATGTCATTCGTTCCACAACCAACTGAAGTATTATTGCAAAATGTTCGTGTATCCTACTGCCATCTATTAGAACCTTGGGCTAATTCCACACAGCCTGGTGCTAAACCTAGATATTCAGCTACTATTCTTTTACCTAAAACTGATGTAGCTCAACACCAAGCTCTCATGAATGCTATCGAAGCTGCTATCCAAGCAGCACGTACTAAATTTGGCGCACGTGTTCCAGCACAGCCTAAAGTACCAATTCATGACGGTGATGGCTACACACAATCCGGTAAGGAGTTTGGTCCTGAATGTAAAGGTCATTGGGTATTTACGGCAGCGCAAGACGCTAGCTATAAAGTTGAAGTAGTAGATCTTCAAGGTAATCCTCTCACAAATCCTACACAAGTATACTCCGGCATGTATGTCAATGTACTCGTTCGATTCTTCTTCTACTCCAATCAATCCACTGGTATCGGATGTGGTTTAGGTCCTGTTCAAAAAGTACGCGATGGTGAAGCATTGGGCAGCATGCCTGTTGCAGCATCCTCTGTATTTGGTGCACCTCAAGGTAGTGCGGCTAATGTTTATACCGGTGCTCCAGTAGCAGCAGGTCAACCTGTGCAACAACAAGCAGCTCAACAGGGTTATGTACAACCGGCATATGCTACGACACCTCAGCAATCTGTACAACAAGCTCCTGTAGGGATTAACCCTGTAACTGGTCAACCTTACTAATAGGTGCCTGATATGAGGCATCTAAGTATTGATATAGAAACATATTCATCGACTGATATCTCATTCGGCGTGTACAAATACACTGAATCGCCTGATTTCGCTATATTACTATTTGCGTATTCCTATGACTTTGGTCCTGTTGAAGTTATAGATTTAGCGCAGGGAGGAGTAATTCCTGACAGCGTAATTCGTGATTTATTAAACCCAGATGTAATCAAGCACGCTTACAATGCACAATTTGAAATTACGTGTCTGAATCGTGCAGGTTTACTCACATCTGTTGATCAGTGGCAGTGCACGATGATTCACGGTGCCTACTTAGGATATCCTATGGGCCTAGCCTTACTCGGCAAGGCCCTGGGGTTACCTCAGGATAAGAAAAAGGACACATCAGGCAAAGCACTTATCAAGTACTTTTGCACACCATGCAAGCCTACTAAACGTAATGGGGGCCGTACCCGTAATCTACCTAGACATGATATGGATAAATGGAATGCTTTTATCGAGTACAACCGCCAGGACGTTATCACTGAGATGGAATGTTATCACAGACTAGCCTCGTTCCCTGTACCTGATGATACGTGGAAAGATTGGTATCTTGATATCCAAATCAATAGTAGAGGTGTACGCATTGACCATGAATTGGTTGAGGGTGCCTTATACATTGATGAGGAAAATCGAGAAATGTTGATGAATGAGGCTTACCAAATCACGGGACTTAGTAACCCTAACAGCCGGAATCAATTACTTGATTGGCTAAACAATAATACTAATGTCAGTCTTGAGAAGTTAACTAAGGACACTGTGGCCGATGCTCTGACGGATGCGGATGACGTTGCCGCAAAAGTGCTTATGATTCGAAAGAAACTCGCAAAGTCATCGGTATCTAAATACACCATGATGGATGGCGCTATGGGTGCTGATCTTCGTCTCAGAGGAACATTGCAATTCTACGGCGCTAACCGTACCGGACGCTGGGCGGGCCGTCTTATCCAGGTGCAAAACCTACCGAGAAATTACATCGAAAACCTCGACACGGCGCGGCATCTCGTTAAAACCAAAAACCGTCAAGGGTTAGAACTTCTATATGGCGACGTATCGGATACGCTATCTCAATTAATTCGTACCTCGATTATTGCTGAAAAGGACAATACATTATGTGTGGCCGACTTCTCGGCCATTGAGGCTCGTGTTATCGCCTGGTTATCGGGAGAACATTGGCGGCAGCGAGTATTCGCTGAGGGCGGAGACATATACTGTGCTTCCGCATCATCTATGTTTGGCGTTCCCGTTGTTAAGCATGGCGAGAATGGTCACCTTAGACAAAAGGGCAAAGTCGCTGAATTGGCACTCGGCTATCAAGGCGGAGTGAATGCATTAAAAGCCATGGGAGCTCTTGATATGGGACTCCATGAGGAGGAATTACCTGAAATCGTAAATTTATGGCGCAACGCATCGCCTAGAATAAGAGATTTATGGTATGCCGTTGAGAATGCGGCCGTGTACACCGTTACTACCGGGAATCCTATAGGCCTTGACCACGGCATTATGTTCCGTTTGGAAATTGATCCAATATACGGTTACCGTTATATGACGATTGAACTACCTAGCGGACGTAAGCTATTTTATCCTAGCCCAAGCATTAGGCAAAATGCATTCGGTAAGGATGCTGTACATTTTAAGACTAAAGTAAATGCTGCATGGGTTACTGAAAGCACATATGGAGGTAAGTTAGTCGAAAACATCACACAAGCAGTCGCTCGCGATTGCTTAGCATTGACGCTGCGCCGATTGGAGGATGTAGGATATCAAATTATCATGCACATCCATGATGAAGCTGTACTTGAAATCAACAAGCATAACGCAGAATCAACATTGGATGATGTTAATGCTATATTCTCAATCGCCATACCTTGGGCAGACGGGCTGCTATTATCATCCGCAGGATTTACTAACGACTATTATATGAAAGATTAGGAGGGGGATACACTTGCAAAACGATAAGCTGATTACCATCAGTATCGGTGCGAGTCGCACATCAAAGCAATGGACCCGTACGGAGATGTTATGGTCCGAGTTTTGTGAGCGCCTCAAAATCCCCGTTCGTACAACAGAAACCGTGGACGAATACCATAGATTGCCAAAATCTGAGAAAAGCAAGCTAAAGGACATAGGCGGCTTTGTTGGTGGTACGTTAAACGGTCTACAACGTAAAGCTATTAACGTGTCTGGGCGTGATCTGATTACTCTTGATATGGATGCCATATCGCCTGGGGAAACTGAGAACGTCGCTCGCACGATTGACAGCCTAGGCATGGCTTATGTCATATACTCAACCCGTTCTCACACTGTGCATCGTCCACGGTTACGTGTTATCGTCCCTACTGATAGAACGATGACACCTGATGAGTATGAGCCTATTGCTCGTAAGCTGGCGGAGCTCATCGGCATTGGTATGATGGATGGAACTACGTTCGAAGCTTCTCGGCTCATGTATTGGCCATCATGCCCGAACGATGCACAGTATGTATATTACGTAGGCGATAAGGCATTCTTATCTGCTGACGGTATGCTCGGCCAATACACTGATTGGCGAGATGTGCGTTCTTGGCCACAAGTACCAGGTAAGGAAGCATCGCAGCATGAAAAGCAGCTACTTGCAAAGCAAGCTGATCCGAGAGAAAAACCAGGTATCGTAGGTGCTTTTTGTAGAATATACGGCATCCGTGAGGCGATTGATAAATTCATACCTCATGCATATGTTGATGTTGAGGGCAGCGAGGACCGTTTAACGTTCGTTACTGGCTCAACGGTAGCAGGGGCAGTTATCTATGATGACGATACATTCCTGTTCAGTCACCATAATACTGACCCGTGCAGTGGTCAACTGGTTAATGCCTTTGACCTTATCCGGCTGCATAAGTTCCACAGCTTAGACGAGACTGCTAAGGATGGGACACCTGGGCATAAGCTGCCATCTTACATGGCTATGTCTAAACTAGCTATGCAAGATACGGTAGTCGTTAATGAACTCAACATGGCCCGTGCCCGAGAATCGGCATCAAATGTATTTGCTGATATTATCACGGATGTATCGGCTCACGCTGAGACATCCGACCTCGACCCTAATGCGTTAACGAACGTCGACTGGATGAAAAGTTCGACTTTAAAGTACGACGAGAATGGTCGACCTAAGAACACGCTAGATAACATGCTTAAAATCATGCACCATGATCCGGCGCTTGTCGGTAGACTTGCCTATGATAGATTTGGTTCGAGATACGTGGCAAAAGGGGCCCTACCATGGAACCCAACACCAGGACTTCGCATATGGACAGACGCAGATGATGCGGGCTTACGGTGGTACCTAGAAAATAAGTATGATATCACCGGCAAAGATAAAATTATGGATGCCCTCATTATGTGCGCTGAGCAAAATGGATTTAATGAAGTACTAGATTATCTTAACGGGTTATCCTGGGACGGCATTGCTCGATTAGATACCATATTCATCGACTACTTAGGGGCTGAGGATAATGTATATACCCGTGCAGCCGCTAGAAAGTCATTTACGGCAGCAGTAGCGCGAGCGTTTGAGCCTGGGTGCAAGTATGATACGATGCCAATTCTTATCGGCGGTCAAGGTATCGGTAAAAGTACTCTTATCCGCACGATGGGCAAGAAGTGGTACGCTGATGGCTTAAATACCTTTGAGGGTAAGGAAGCTGCAGAAGGTATTCAAGGTAAATGGATTATAGAAGCCGGTGAAATGGCTGGGCATTCGAGGGCTGAAGAAAATGCATCTAAGCAATTTCTAAGTCGTCAAGTAGATGTATTTCGTCAAGCATATGGCCGACGTACGCAAGAGTATCCACGGCAGTGTGTATTTTTTGGCAGCACGAATCAATATGAATTCCTAAAAGATATTACAGGTAATCGCCGATTTTGGCCTATTGATCTTGAAATGACGACTCCGCGAAAGAACATATTTGTTAATCTTCCGGGAGAAGTTGACCAGTTATGGGCGGAGGCCTTGTATCGTTATAAAAGCGGGGAAAGCCTCATTATCGAGGATGATCCAGCTGTACTAAAACTGGCTGATGCGGCTAGAGATGCGCATATGGAATCAAACACCAAAGCAGGACTGATTAATGAGTTTTTATTAATTAAGGTACCTTTAAATTGGAATGTGATGAGTCGGAGCGCCAGGAGGACGTATCTTAGCATGAATGCTAAACCTGCCGAGGGTCAAGAGTTAGTATATCGTGACCGTATTTGTGCAGCAGAG